ACTTTATAGATACCATCTACATTCCAAATGACAGACCACATTAAATGTTATTGATTTTTTTACATTGAAAGTTTATAATCGTTTGCTCTTTTTCAACTCTTTCTTTACCGATTATCTGATTCAATTCATAGGCTTTTAGGTAGCCATCAGAAGAACATTGAAACCATGTATCATGGTAATTTACTTCTTGGGGTGGGGTACATATCTGTAATGTCTGTGAGCATACCATCATTATTAAAACAAATTTCATTAAGGGTGATCTACTAACATCTGATTGGTTTCCTCTAAATCTTTAATCTTTTCTTTAGCTTCTTGTAAATCCATTGTTGCGTTCTCTAACTTTTGTAAACATCTTTTATTAGCAGAGTCTTTGGATTTGTTAGATTTCTCTAGCTCCTCAACTTGCTCTTTAAGAAGTTTGATTTGTTCCTTGTATTCAAGAATTAAATCGTTGGTCATTTATTTTATTTTTTTTTAAATAAATCTAGTCCTGGTTTAAGTCCATATATACTACCAAATATTCCGACTGTTAGCCATACATACCAATCTGGTAGATTATTAAAGTATTCAAAAAATAAATCTAATTTTTCTTTTGCATCTGGCTGTCCACTAAATACAGAATATGCAATTACAAGTATAGGTAGAATGACAATGGCAAGAACCACCTCATCTTTATACCCAGATTGATTATCAATAATAGCTTTTTGATATTCAATTTCTCCCCTTGCCATTTTTTCTGCATGATTTCTTTCTGCAAGAGCTTCAAAACTTTTTGTTTCTTGTTTTTTTTTATAGACATCAGCTCCTGTCTTTATTGCCATTCCTAATAAATTTAACCACATATTATTTTTTCTTATGTCTTTTTTTATTTAAAATCATTAATCGCTTGTGCCAACACCAAGTGCTTAACTTGATAGCATATTTCTCCATGATATGTAATATATAATCAAACATAGTTATACTCATAAATTACTTAGGTTTTATAATCTTTTTAATACTTTTACTACCATCAATATTTTTTTCGATTTCAGCTTCTACCTCACCACACATAAATTGTTTATTTTGCATATCCATATTTCTAGTAGCTTCTCTTTTCATCTTTAAACAAGTAGATAGACTATCTTGTATTCTATGCTCTATAAGCTCACCATTAATAAACAAACATAATGCAAATACTAACTGATACATTAATGATTCCCATTTAATTTGCCAATATTAGCTCTTACACTATCTTTTAATTTTTCAGTATCTATTCTTAATCGTTCTACATCCATTTGTAGTCTTTCAATATTAACTCTGTTATTCATCATACCATCAACTCTTGTAGTTAATTTTTCTAATCCTTCTGAGATATGTTCCAAAAGCATAAACTGTTCTTGGTCAATTGGGGTTTGTTTACTAGCTTCAAGTAAATCTTTTTCAAACAATTGATTTTTAGTTTCTAATCTATTAAGTCTTTCAATCACACCAAATGCAAACCAAGCACCAACAACTATAGCTGCTATTAGACCAATTAAGTTCCTTAATGGAAGACCAATACTTGTATTCTCATTAATTTTCATTTAGCAACTTTACCTTTATTGACACCCTTTTTAATTACATAATCTCTAGTACCATTAGCACCATGCTCAACCTCTTTCTTTAGGTTTCTAAATAAATTCATTTCTTTAAATTTTTTTTCAGCTAACTTAGTGAAAGCCTCTAATACTTTTGTATCTCTCATTTTTTCCTCTTAGCTTTGCAGATTGGACATTTACATTTTTTGCTATGAATAATAAAAATTTCATCTACCCAATTGAAAAAGTTATCAATCATTTCAAAAAATTTATATATAATTTTATCAATCATAATCTACCATCATTAGTTTTATGCCTAACCTCTTTTGTGTTTTTGTAGGACTTCGGTTAATTTTGTATGAACCTTTTGGTTTATTTTTTAAACTCTTACCTCTTTGGTTCTTTCGATAGGTATTTGTTTTTATATCTATGAGTTGTATTTTACCATTTTTGTCAACGATAACAATATCAAAAGGACAAGCAGGATCTACTGCTTTTGCTACATAATATCCTTGTCTTGTAAGTCTAGCAATAGACTCATATTCGCCAACAGTACCTTTTATTGAAGTTTTTTTTTGTCGTTCAGAGATTAACTGACTAGAGTTATCATTAGATTTATTAGACTTGTTAGACCTAGTGCTGCGACAAACCATAAAATTTTATATATATTATTAATCCTTAAATCTATATGATGTAGGTGGTTATCTTTTATAGTGTCTATCTTGTGGTGAATCAAGCTCAATTCGCCTTCTAGTTTAATAATCTTTTTTTCGTTTTCTAAAGGCAAATTGTTATCCATAATACTATTCTTTAGTTTCACCTGTTAATGCTTTTAAATATTCATAAACTGCTTGTCTTGATTCAGAGTCTGCAGAACCCATAATAGTTCCTAATTTACCAATACTTTCTATAACACCATCTATTCCTTTATTAGCAGCAATCTTAGTTGAAGATGCTAACCATTTAACAAAACTAGGATTAGTAAATAATTTAGCAGTAACATTTGCTCCTCCAAATGCACCTAATAAACCAATTATATAAGCAGGATTACCAGTAATAGCAGTAGCACCACCACCAAGTAATAATCCTTGACCAACTACTCTATCTGCAGTTCCTGATGGATTAGCAAAAGTTTTACCACTCTGTCTAATTATATCCGATACATTAACAAGTTGGTCTAAATCTTTAATCATTTCTTTACTCCAACCTTTACCACTAAATAAAACATCTTTAGCTTCTTTAGATAATTTATTCCAATTAGTTAAGAAAGTTTCTGAAGAAAATTTACCAGATCCTTCAACTACATCATCTAATGCACCAGCTATTGCTTGACCAGGTCTAATTCTACCCATTTTTTCTATAACAGACGATAAAAATACTCTGTATTGGTCAGTAGTTAAACTTTTCTTAATTGCATTAATTCTTGTTGCACCTTCTTTAGCACTATTTAATAATAGTGATGCTATTCTATCTGGATCTGCAACTTTAGTTATAGGTTCTAAATAACTTTCAATTCTTTTTAATCCTGATTGATAAAATTTATTTGCTCTAGTAAATGCGTTTAATGCTTTTTGACCACCTATTTGTTTTGCACCTGCTTTTAAATCTTCTGATAATGCACCATAGATTAATTTTAATTGTGCTTTGTCAACATCTGGTACTAAATCTAAACTAGATAGTTTATTACCAATCTTATTTCTTAAAGATTTGATAGCATTATATGGTAATGCACCCTTGTTTTTAGCAACATCTTTTTGTAATCCTTTAAAAATATCATCTAAAAAAGAATTTTTAAATACTATACTAGATGCTTCAGCACCTGGAATTGGAGCAACCAAACCTTTTAATTTATCTAAAGTTCCACCAATATTAATTAAATCATCTGCTTTAACATAATTATCTAATTCACCAAACAATACACCAGCTCTTGACTGAAATCTTCCTACAAAACCATCTGAAGCATTAACACCATTTTTGATACCTTGATTGATAACTCTACCAACTTGAACTTCATTAGCAGGTAATGCTTTATTAATTAAATTTTTTCCAAGATTAAATGCTTTTTTACCTAAAGCATCTTGAGCTTCTTGAGCAGATTTAGCAATCACTCCAGAAGAACCTGGAAAATTACCTAATAATAATTCTACTGTTTGTATTCCTCTTTTTTGAGTTACTTGTCCAAGTGATGGTGTAACACCTGCATCAATAAAATCACCCAATCTTTTTTGATTAGCAACTTTTGCTTTAGTTCCATATCCTGTAAATGCACCTTTAACAAATTTTGTTACTAATGGTGCAACTGCTTGACCTACAGAACCAAATGCAAAATCTGTAGCTCTTTGTGCAAAATGTTCTTTATTAGTTCTTAATACTTCAGCACCATAGGCTTGACCAACTCTTTCAAATATTTCAGCTGCACCTGCCATACCTGCACCTGCACCAACAATTGTTCCTGCACCTGGAGCAACTGCAGTACCACCTACAGCACCTGCTATAGAACCAATAACTTCAGTAGCTTCTTTTGAAATATCTATTAAATCACCTGTTGTAAATTTTTTTTTATTATCTAATTGATATTGAGTTCCATCTTTATCTTGAACTAAAAAATTTCCATCTTCTGCTATTTCAACACTTGGATAAAATTTTTGTAATGTTGCTATTTTAGAATTTAAGTTAGGAGCAGCTTCGACTAAAAATCTAATTTTATTAGGAACTTCATCTAAACCAACTACCTCTTTTCTTATTTGTGAAGGAGTTTTAGAAACATAAGTTATCTCTGCCATTATCTTATGCCTTTAGTTTTAAATAATTCACCAGTTGGTAATCTAAAATAATATTCTCCATCTCTATAATCTACTAATTGCATACCTAATGAAGAATTAAATTTAATTTCTTTAGTACCAGCTTCAGGATTGTTAGGATCTATAGGTATATTAATATTTCCAGACTGAGGTCTTAAATCTGCATCTAAAAATATATTTTCAGTATTTAGATTTTGATTTTCAGCAATTCTATTAAATCCTATTTTAAAATTATCTAAAGATTGTTGATTTTGTTTATATAAATTTATACCAAGTTGTTTGAAATCTTCTCTTTGTGACTCAGTTAATCTTTCTCCTTTAACCAATCTATTGTATGAATTCCAATATTTTTTAAATACACCAGTTGTATTTTCAGCAGTAGCAAATTCACCTTCTCTAACAACAGATTCTGGATCTAATGTTTTCATAAAAGTAAATATAGATGCAACATCTCCTGCACCACTATTAGCTTCTAATCCAGAAAATAATTTTTTAACTGATGTTGTAGATTCATTAAATTGTTTTACTACATCAGAACCCATATAATTTTTACTTAATGTGTTTTCTTGACTTCTTATTGTTTTTAATGATTCTGGCTCTTTAGGCTCTGGTATAAATCTTTCTGGTTGTGATTGTATTTGTCTTTCAGTAGCAAAAACATTTTTTTGTAACTGTCTATCGTAAACTTCTTTTGTTTTACCTACTTCTGGTTTTAAATATTTTTGAAGTTGTGCTGTACCAGCTACAGCAGGAAATATAGATGAAAATGGATCTATACCTTTTAAACCTGCACCTGCAATACTAGCACCTATTAAAAGATTAGGATTTATGTTTTGCATACCTCCTAATAATCCCATTGGTTGACCTTGTTGATTTGTAGCACCAAATATTCCACCACCAGTACCAATACCTTGAGATGCTCTTTCTAGCATTATTCTTCTTATATCATCCATTATCGCCATTATATTAATCCTCTTGTTTTTAAATAATCTATATTAAAAGGGTTAGCTGCTAAATTTGTGCTACTTAATAAGCCATATGGCTGCGTAGAATAGCCAAACTGTTGACTTAAAGGGGTTATACCCAATAAACTATTTACATTGTTTTTAGCATTATTATAGCTTGTTTGCAAATCAGAACTTAATGCTTGACCTAAATCTAAATTAGCAAAATATTGATTTACCATAGATTCTTGAGGTGTAGTTCCTGTTAAAGTATAAGGTAATTGACTTACTAAACCAGTCATAATTTGTCTTGAATCACCATCTCCTCTAGCAGGTGTATCATCTGAAATACTGTAATCATTTAAAAATTCATAACCTGGAGTATCAAGCAACATTTTTTTAGCTTGTTCAGTCTGATAAAGAGTTCTTGCTGCACCAATTAATCCTAAGTTTAATGGATTAGCTTTTATATTAGCAGCATAATTATCTAAGAAACTTGTAATAGTATCTCTTTCTTGAATTGGAACATCAATATATGGATCTGGATCACCAAATACAGGATCTGCTTGTCTTATAGCTTGTTGTCTTAATGCTTCTTGAAAACCTGGATCTATTTGACCATCACCACTTGGGGTTGGAGTAGGTGCTTGATATTGTGTTTGAGTAGCATATTGTTCTCTACCATCACCACCACCTCCAGATGGAGCTGAAGGTGCAGATGGTGCAGAATATTGTCCACCACCACCATAGGCTTCTCTACCTCCACCACTAGCAGAATCTGAACCAGCACTTGAACTCATGGTAACTCCTTAAATTAAAATAGATATGATAACTAATATAAATAAACCTAAAATATATTTAGAAGGTTTTTTATTTATTTTAGTTTCTAAGTCGTAAATAAATTTATTCATTACAGTAGTCCACCAAGTAATCCTAGACCACCACCTATTAATGCACCAACACCAGGTATTGACGAACCTAATACAGCTCCACCTAAAGCAGTTGTTAATGGATTAGCTTGTGTTTGAACTTGACCTGTACCCATAGTTGTTGGAAAACCAGATGCAATTGGAGTAACTAATCCTGCATATTGTTGTAGAGCTTGATATGGAGCTAGTTGTTGTTGTCTTTGAATAGCCTCTAATTGTTGACCGGTTTGTAATAAAGAAGGTACTTGAGTAGCAAGACCTAATTGTCTTCCTCTTTCTTGACCATATTCTTGAAATGCTAAAGGTAAAGCTGCTTGAGCAACTTGAGATAATGCTTGTTGTTGTGCCATAGGACTTGTTGGTGTTCTACCTGCACCAGAAAATTGTTGAGCAACATTAGTATAAATATCTCCTGCAGTTCTTTGTATTAATGGAGATAAAAAAGGATTAAGATAATTACCACCAAGTGTTGCAGCCATTTGTTGTTGTGCTGCTGTACCTAGTGCTTCTTGTCCTGCAAGACCTTGTAGTGTTTGTTGTGTTGGGGGAACATATCCTGCTGCACCTACACCTTGACCATAAAGTTGTCCTGCTTCAGATAATATTTGAGATAAAGCTGGTTCTGCAGCTGCATAAGGTTGTACTGCTTGTGATGTTACTTGTTGTTGTCCACCACCTGATGAACCTCCTCCTAAAAAACTCATTCTTCATTCTCCTGTTTAATTTGTTTTTCTAAAACAACATGGGTTTGTTTGTACCCATAGTTATTATAAACTCTTTTCCAACCTGGTCTAGCAATCAGTTCCATCATTTTGCAACCTTCTTCTTTAGCAAACTCCTCAACTCTATTAACTAGATGTTGCCACTTAGTTCGCTGTCTGCCAGTTGCGATATAGATATGACAAACTTTACCAAATTTTCTTTTTATTATTTCTGTAACAACAACACCAAAATATTTATCTACTGTTTTCTTTTGATCTTTGTCCCAGAGTACCCAGATTTGAAATTTACCTTCTTTGGCAGTTTCATATACAAAATCTGAATCGGTAAGTTGACCTGAATAAGCTAAAGCAGATTTAATATCTTTTTCGACTAAACCCCAAACTTGTTCAAGTTCTTGAATTGGTATTCGTACTAAGTTCATAAATACATTAAAAAATCTTTAATAACAATATATAATTATGCAGATTTTTCGTCAAATATTTCTAAATAACTAACAATAGCACTTATACCAGATGTTACTGAAGATTCAATTTTAAGTATATCTCCAGATTCTAATATGATAGGTGCTTTTGCGACATTACAGATTGTAGCACCTGTGATGTTCATATAGGCTATTTGATAGTCAGTTGAGGCTGAACTATCAGTTACTGATACTTTGACAATCTTACTACCAGACTCATTAGTTACTTGTATGTTTTTAACAATCGCAGTTCTAGCACTAGGTACAGTATAAACTGTAACTGGTGTTGTTACACTTGGATCGTAGAATGCGTTTTTATAAATATTCGCCATGTTATGTTAAGTCCACCCATTTTAAATTTCCAAGAACATCATCATTTGCAGATGCACCTTTAGCACATAATGTTAAGGTATCAGATGTACCACTAATTGTCTGTCCTAATTGATAATCAAAATTAAATCCTTGTCCAAATGATATGGAGTTAGATGCTTTACCTGATAGATAAGCCTTACCAATTATAGTACCACCAGTAATTGTAGTAGTTCCTGTTAAATCATATTCTACATTATCAGAATAACTTGTATATGAAAAAGATGTACTTGGTGTAGCATTTAATCTTAATTGTAATTCAAAGTCAGAATTAGATATTGCAGAAGCATCAAAACCTTTTGATACAATTACTGCATAAGGTCTGCCAGATTTAATTCTTATGGTTGCTATATTATAATATGTTCCAGCTGTTGTTAAATTAACTCCAGCTAAAGATGCAGTTCCAATCATTTGTTCTATTCCTTGTGGAGAATAACCACCCTCAATCATACAAGTTGAGCATACTTGTTGTAATGTAGCTGCACTACCAATTGTATCTGTAGTTTCTATTTCATATCGAATTGGTAGGTTTGCAGTTTGCATATAAACTGTGTCTAAACTATTTGCATTTTTAAATGTATGAGCAGTTATAAATTTTCCATCAATAACAAAACCAACTCTTACAGCTCCCATTCCTAACCATTCATAATCTGTAAATAATATAGTTGCTTTGGTTGGATCTAATGTATAACCACTTCCACCTGTACCATCTAAGGTATCACCATTCCAAGATGATTGTGCAACAGCAGTATCTACACTTGAACCAGATGTATAAGTTCTTCTTACGATTTGATAACCTGTTCCTGTGTCTTCAAAGAATATTCCATTATTAGCATCAAACATTCCAACTCTTTGTTCTAAGTTTTCTGTTTGGGTATTCATTACAAATGTATTAAAATTTAATAATGACTTACCAGGTTGATAAGACATTACTCTTTTTGATTGTCGAATAACTTTATCACCACTAGCTGTGGTTACATTTAGATTAACTGTAGATTTATTAGCAGTATAACTAACTGTGCCTGAACCTGTTAAGGATTCATCAAAGAGATTATTCTTTGACATAACATTAGCACTATCGAATATCGTTAAAGGATTTGAAGTTCTTAGTCTGCCAAAAGCATCATAAGCAGTAGAGCCATCTCCACCACTTATTACAGTAGGTTCTACATTTACATTATTACAAGACATTATTTGAATTCAGTTTTTTTATCTTCATTTATTAAATTTTATATTTAAGCAAGTGAGTATGTGGTGTGTAGGTAATACCCACTTGCAGATCCTTTTATATCATTATAAAATTAAAGTATCAACTTTGTTATTTAAAAAATTGTCTAGTATTAAAATTGGTTATATTATTTTAATTGTAATACACAATTTAAGTTTAATCTAACACTTAATTTTTTTGACCCTAATCCTCTGTGTTTTGTATCACTTTTAAATAATTTAGCCTCTCCCTCTTTATCATAATATATTTTTTTACTTGTTTCTGTTCCACCATCAGAATCATGTAAGTTATAAACAAAACTCATAAAATCAGAATTATCTCTATCTAAATGCCATTCTGTTGCATCAGATGGTCTATAAAAATTCCAAAAAAAACGAAATATTTTGTACTTTTTAATTTTTGCTTTTTTACAAACAATCTCAGTTATTTTATGTGCATAATCATTTAAATAAAAATCGTTATCTATTGATGTTTCTATATTATAAGTTGTCATAGACATTCCTTGAAAATTTAAAAAGTTATTATGTAAAGTTTCAAGATCAAATAGTTTATTTATTTTTATAGAAACATTACCCTGTTCTAAGATTGTTTCTTCATCGTTTCTTTTAATATCATAAGCCATCATCCAATTAGGACTTCTTATTAGATGTTTAATAATTTTAATGTTATCCTCTTTAGGTAATACATTTTTTATAATTTTCATAATTTCATATTCTTTTATATTTGTAACTTAACAAATATCAAAGTATCAACTACATTATTTAAACTGTTTTCCAGTTACCCAAGCAACTAAAGAATTTCTTTCTCCTTTTGTTACAGGTTTTACTTCATGTAAAATATAAGATGGAAATAATATTAATGTTCCTTGTTCTTTTTTCATTTCAGTGCTTTTTTCACTTTCATATAACAATAATTCTCCACCCTCATATTCTTTAGGGTCAGTAAGTTGAATTGATAAAGATAGTTTTCTAACTAAAAAATTTAATGATCTATCAATGTGTTTTCCGTATCTATCTGAGGGTGCTTTATAATTTGCGAATTGTAATCCCTCACTTAAACCAAAAATATCAAATTGAAAAAATCTTTCGTTAAGATTTAAAACCACATCTGTAATTTTTCTATATGCCCAATCTAAATTATCAGAAGCATATAACCAACTAACTTTACTTAATCTTATATTAGATGTTTTTTTTGATTTAGCACCAATAGTACCTTTTATTAAACCTTTATCTTTTGCAATTTTAATTATTTTTTTACATTCTTCAGGAGTAAATACTTTTTCCCAATAAGCATAAGTATGAACTTTATCTAAATAAAAATTCCAAGAAAGATTGTTAAAATTTTTCACACCACTCATTAAATATTTATTCTATTAAATCCCAAGTTTCATTTTGTTCGTTCCAGTCATAATAATTATTATTATTAATTTGTTCTTGTGTCAATGTTGGAATTGGAATAGGTGCTTCCCATGTACAAGTAGTTTCATTCAAAACCCAACTATTAAAAGGTTTTGGTGGAATAAAAGCATCTAATGTTTGATCGTATGTAAAACCTATTCCAGCATAATTTTTTCTAAATGGTGTTCCTCCTAATTTATGAACACCTCCATAAGTATTATAAGAAGTTTGTTTCCATACATCATTAGTTCCATAAAGATTATTCAAAAAATCTACACCAGCTTGTTCAGTTGTTGCAACATCATTAGATACTACTACAACTTTTTCAACTATATTTTCAATTCCTAGTTTTGCAAAATGTGCCATTACCCTGTGTAACTCCCACTTGCTGTAAATGTTAATATTGTATCTGTTCCATCAGTAGTAACTGTTGGAGAACCTGTTGTAGTACCAGAATAACTTGCAGTTGGAAATCTTAAAATGACAACACCACTTCCACCAGCACCAGAAGAAGACCCATCTCCACCTCCACCACCAGAACCTGTATTGGTTGTTCCAGGAGTTGCATTAGTACCTCCAGCACCTCCTCCCCCAGAACCTCCTGGAGCAGCAGGATTATTACCTAAGTAACCTGCTCCAGCACCACCACCTCCAGCCCTTGTAACTGAAGAACCAGTTATAGAAGAAGCAAGTCCATTTCCACCAGACCCAGCACTTGACCCTGTACCATTTGCACCTACAGCACCAGCTCCTCCTCCACCACCAGCATTAAATCCAGGTGGGCTTCCATAACTAGACCCACCAGCATAACCTTGATTAGCTGTTCCACTTGCTCCTGAAACAGATGGAGGAGCATCTCCAGCACCACCACCAGAACCTCCAGTATTACCAGATTGAAAATTTGGGTTACCTCCAGCTCCACCTTTAATAGATGTTATTGTGGTAATATCTGAACCAGAAAGAGAAGAATCGTTACCATCAGTACCACCAGTGCTTGTTGGAGCTGCACCACCAGCACCTACTGTAATTGTATAAACTGTGTCAGGAACTAAAGTTATACTTGCTTCAGATGAACCTCCACCACCAGATGTTTCAGTTGAATAAGAATTTCTATAACCTCCAGCACCACCTCCACCTTGTCTTCCTTCATTTGATTTAAATCCACCAGAGCCTCCTCCAGCAATAACTAAAAAATCTGCTGTATAAGGTTCTCTTGCTACACCTTTTCTTTGACCATATCCTCCAGCTGAACCTGAACCTATTGAAGCTAATATTGGCATTTTACCTATTATGCAAATTGTGTTTGAGATGCAATTACAGTAAATGTTGCATCTGCTGTTTTTATAACAGTATAAGTATAAACATCAAGAGAGTTGGTATTACCACCTGATGGTGCTGAACCACCTTGCCATTTTGGAGTTACTGAACTGCCATCAACTTGTACTGCTGAATTGTAATAAGCTGTTCCACCTTGAGATACAATATGTGCTATTGTTAAAGATTCTCCTGTGTCCATAATTGAATTTAATGAATTAGAACCATCTCCTCTAATATTTAAAGTCCAGTTACCTGTAGCATCACTTGTATAATTTAATACTGCTTGTGTAATAACATCATAATTAACTGTTCCTGTTGCAGAAGTTGCTGTGTTTGTAATTTTTTCAGTTATTTGCTGAATTGCACCAGCACCTAAAACAACTCTACCAATTCCTTTTGCACTTAATTGTAAATCAACATTTGTATCATCTCCTGTTGCTGATAATTCAGGTGCATTTCCTGTTGCTGAATTTGTTATTGTTAATTCATTAACTGCACTTCCTGTTTCTACAAATTTTAATAATTCTAAAGTACCATCTCCAATAGCATTTCCATTAACATCTAATTGACCACCTAATTGTGGAGTTGTGTCATTTATTAATTCTGTATCAGTCGATTTAGCAAGAGGAAAACCACCTGCTGTACTACCATCATGTACGACTAAAGTATCTTTATCAGTATCTACAGTTACTTCTCTAATTGCACCTGTAAATGTTGAATGTTGTGCTGTTGTTCCACCTCTGAGTTGAAGTCTTTTTGCCATTTTATATTTTTACTCCTAATTTATAAATTGTTATACTTATTTTTATATTAAATACTACCAAAATCTAATTGAAGATTTGTACCATCTATAGTTCCTATATTATTTAGGTTATTATCTTGACCATCTAAAGTACCCCCAAGTTGAGGAGTAGTATCTTCTACAACATTTCCAATCGTTCCATTGATAGTTGTTGCTGTTATTGTTCCTGTAATATTAATATTACCTGTTCCAGTAATATCATTTGAATTTACATCTAAATTTCCACCTAATTGAGGTGAAGCATCATCAGAAACATTTGCTATTCCTGGTGCAATAGATGTCCAAGAAGTTCCATCATAATATTTAAGAGCATTAGCTGTAGTATTGTAAGCTAAATCTCCTTCATCTAAACTTGTTGTAGGATCAGCACTATCAACTCTATATCGTTCTGCAAATGAATTGACACCAGTAATGTTTGAAGCAACAGTATTAACATTTGCGATTGAACCACCTACTAAACCAATATTAGTATCTGCTGCTGCAACAGTTGCTATATTGTTGGTTGGCGAAATTTGACCAGCAACAGTATTAACATTAGTAATATCATCAGCTACTGTATCAATTTTTGATGTACCTGGTGTATCAGTTACTGAATCTGCAATCGAACCATTATCTATAATATGAGTAAAGTTATTACTTAAATCTTGACCAACAATAGTTATGTTACTTATGTTAGTTGTAATTGTATCTATATCACCTGCAACACTTGTAATATTAGCATCATTAGCAGCTACAGTTGTAATATCTCCAGATATACCTGCTACAGTTGTTACTTCAGTTGCTTTAGGTGTTAGTCTATGAAAAGTATAAGTATTTAATGTTGATGTTGTTTCAACTAATACTCCATAACCTGCTGATAAAACTGTAGAACCACATCCAGTAATAGTAACAGTAGATCCTCCTAATGTACCACTTGCAATAGTAACTGTTCCTGCAGTTGGAGTTCTTGTACTTGCAATTTCTTTAATTGAAATAATTGTACCTGCACCATCATTAACATCTGGATTAGTATTTGGAAAACTTGTTTCATCTGCAATAGCAACAAAACCACCAACATCATCTACTAAATCTACAATTCTAGCATCTATAGCAGCAGTAGTTGCCACATAAGCATCAGAACCAGACCAAGTATCACCTGATGATATAGTTTCAGAACTATCTTGTCTAAAGTATCTTCCATCAGAAGCTGATGTGGTAAAGAATGTAGTATCACTTGGTGTATGTCCAGATTGTTCTGCATTAGTTACAATAACTGCATCTGCAATTTTATCTGCTGTTACTGCATCATTAGCAATTTTAGCAGTAGTAATATTGCTATCAGTTATTTTTACAGTTGTAACTGCATTAGAAGCTAATTTAGCTGTAGTAATTTGAGAATCAGCAATATGTGCAGTATCAATAGATCCATCTACATAATGTTCACTATCAATACTATCGTCAGCTATTTTAGTTCCATCTACTGCGTCAGCAGCAATCTTTGCTGTAGTTACATTAGCATCTGTAATCTTAACTGTAGTTACTGCATCACTTGCAAGTTTATCTGTTGTTACATTTGAATCTGCAATTTTTGCAGTAGTTACATTACTATCTGCTATTTTAGCAGTTGTAATTTGTGAGTCTGCAATATGAGCTGTGTCTATTGAACCATCAACATAATGTTCTGAATCTATACTATCATCTGCAATCTTAGAACCATTAACAGAGTCTGCACCTAGTTTAGCACTAGTTACAGCAGCATCATTAATCTTTGCAGTTGTTACAGCACTATCAGCTATTTTAACTGTAGTAACACTACCATCTGCTAAAGTTGCAGTAGCAATTATACCTGTTGGTAAAGAATTATTTGTTTTAGATAAAGCACCAATATAAACATTTGAAATAGCTTCATTAGATAATGAACCACTATCCCATGTTACATTGATTGTTGTATCTGTTGAAAAAGATGATGAACTGATTGTTCCATAAATAGTTCCAGGAGTTGTTGCAGTTAATTTAATTCTTCTGCCTTCATGGTAAATTGGAGTAACATCAACACCAGCAATTGTAAAAGAAGTAGCTGATGCGTAAGTTGCAGTATAAGCACCATCGCCATCACCATATTCAACCCATTGAGAATCATTATACCATGATCTAGTATTAACCATTAATGCTCTAATGGCATTATTTAAGTTAGAAGGTAACATACCTTCAGCTACACTTATTCCATTTAATGAAGTGTTGTTTAAATTAGTTGTTGAATAATCTTTTATCCCTGCCACTTTAATCTCCTATAAACCAAGCAAAGGCTTTATTGTTTTCTTGGTTCTTTTCATTTATTAATGAGTTTATAGCTTCCTCAATTTGTCTTTGGAAAAACTCTTGAGTTTCAAAACTGTATCTAACATTATCTATATCAGTTTTATCTGTCATCGCAACCCTCCTCTTGATGCAATTAAATCAATTCCTTGAGCATCTGACCAAACTGTACCACTAGGTGTTTTAACATTTACCTTAATATATCTACCAGATTGTCTTACTGGATTGATACCTGTAGAATTCATACTAACAGAACTAGATTCAGTTACAGTATCTGCTAATCTATCTCTAGTTTTTAAAGTAACTGTAGCTGTTGTATCTACTATAGGTCTAATGCCTGTTATATTCGATCTTAGTCCTGGAAACAACTCTAATTCTGAAGTTTCTATCTCACCTTCATTTGCAGTACCTGAGAAAATAGCAGCTTTATAATTATTATCTATAGCACCTAATAATAATTGTCCACCAGACCAAAAATCTGTATCTAATGCAATATTAATTTGATCTAAGTTTTCTGAAATAATATCCATTAATTCTACTGTGTATGCACCAACGAATTGTGAGAATATGGTACTTGCATTAGCATCTGCAGTTGACCATTTTTGAGTTGCATAATTATAAATTAAAATCTTATCACAAATACCAGTTGTATTTGCAGTATTAGAAGATGAAGGATATAACCATAATGCTAACTGGTTAAATGGATCAACAGCAGCACATATTCTATCACTAAATGCTTTGTTTAAATCTGTATCAAAAAATCTATTAACTTTTTCTGCACCGATTGGAATTACTTGGTCGCCATTGATTTCAAAAAATCCATCGTCTGCATAAAAGAATACTCTACGATTATCTTGACAAACTGTTCTACCTTTTACAGCTCCTCTGTTTGGTGAAATAACTGAAAGTCTAAATACTGTTGCACCACCGACATAGTCCATACGAACTATTTGGTTTTGTCTAAAGATATAAGAAATCTCTCCAGAGGTAATGTGTACTATTTCACCTCCAGATCCAGGTAAATCTTGTAAGTCTGATTGTTTAGTTCCACTTTCCCAAGTAGCAATATCATTAATACCTGACCATTGAATTCTATTAGATGCGTTAGTATGATTACCAGTAACTAAGAAATCCCTAACCACACCTGAAACTTTAAATGTTGGAACAGTACCACTTGTTGCAATAGAAGATAAATCTGCAAAATTAGTTGATGTACCCATTAAAAAATATTGAGGTGCATCTACACCATTTGATGCAATTACATAATTACCAAACTGAGTAAATGTCCAAAAATCATCATTAGCTCCAGTTAAAGATCCTTTTCTTGAAGTAAATGCTCCACCATCTAATTGATATAAGTCAGTATTGGTTGCAACAAAGTTAAATACAGTATTAGAATTATCTCTAAATGAACCTGCACCTCTACTATTAGCACCAATATTATTTGATGAATAATTAACTAATGAAGGAAATCGTTTGTAAGATTGTCTTGCAAAATACACATTGTTCGCAACATTCGCACCTGGATTAAGATGCTCTGGTTGATCCGGTAGCCATTCTCCAAAAGGTATTTGCATTTATTAACCTAAGTATTATTTGTTATAGAAATTCTTGAACTATCAGTAAACGCAGCTCCAACAGTTACATCTGATCTTTGTTGTAAAGGTGCATTTCCATATTGGTCTTCTCTATCATTTCTCTCAAGTCTTTCTAGTGCTGTTTGATACATCTTCTCCCATTGACCTGCTTGATTAGGTTCAATTCCACCTAAAAAGTTAGCAGCATGATATAATGAACCATATAAATATATAGCTGGGTGATTTGATAAGATATAATTTGTAGTATTTGAATCTGATAAAGGATCAAACTCTTTGTAATAATTTATTGTACCGGTGTATGAACTTGCAGGACTTGGTGCAAATCTAAAATTATCTCCAATGATTGTATAAGTAGTTGGTTGTCCAGACATTGAACCTCCTTTGATTTGATCCATTTGAGCAGGGGTAATATAATTTAAAGCATATTTAGTTCCACCATTTACAATAAAGAAATCTCTTACTTGTAAAAATCCTGTAGGAAGTGAAACTGTTTCAGAATCAATTGTAAATGAACTGTCAGTTGTAATCATTTTTCTAATTCTTAATTTTGAATTAAAATCTTTTTCTGCAAGAACAATAAAATCACCAGATATTTCTGATGTTAAATCTGATCTATTTAACCAATTAGCGATTGATGTTTTTAAAGCTGAGTATGTATTTAATGCCATTATAATTTACCTTCTGCAGTTCTAAAGTATCTAAACTCACTTGAGTTTAATTTCTTTTTTAATATATTTTTTTGAACATCTTTTGGTAGTCCAAACCAGTTATTACTACCATTATATTCTTTTGCCCAAACTTGCAAAGCAATAGTTGGAATACTTGCTACTCTTTTCATATCCCTAGTTTTATTATACCCATCATTTAGGGTTAATAATCTCTTATTGTGTTGCAAGTGAGGTGTAATATTGACTTCTTCTTTGGTTACAATCTTACCTTCCATGTCATCTTTCATGTAGGTAGTTTTTTTTAAACCATCTATCTCAATATCTTTTTTCATCTGCCTTGACCTTTATATCTAGTTTGTTTCTTCTGTCGTTTCTCATTTTTGTTCTGAGATTTTTTGTGTTTACCAGGTCTTTTTTTTGGTTTAGGTCTTGGAACAAAATGAGTAAACTTTTGTTTAGCCATTCCTAGCTAGACATTTCAGTAACTGAAACTTCAGCAGTACCTATCACAGCAACTTTTTCACCAGGTGAAACTTTAAAAATTTCAGGTTCATCAGCAGGAACAAAAATAGTTGATGATCCAGCAGTTGATACAGCAGTTGGGTTTGCACCAAATAAAATATAAATATCAGCAGTAGATGCTATTCTTACATATTCAGTTTGTGAACCAAATGCACTTGATTGTGAACTTGTACCTGTGCTTGTTATAGCTTGGTGTGTTGTAGGTCTTAATCCATAATTAAAACTCATAGTTTTCTCCTTAAAATTAGGGGAGGGGGAAGTACCGGCTAGGCAAGATCCCCCTCAAATTAATATTATCTTCTTATTACAAAAGTGACAAGAAGTTTTGCAGTTCCAGTTGAACCACCATCTGTAATCATTTCGATAGTTCCACCTTCTTCAACTCTATTAGCAGCACTTGGCTCAGATGTATCTACATCACCTGCAGCTGAACCATCATACTCTACAGTAATAGCAGAGTTAGTCATAGCAGTACCACCAACTTCAAAAGTAATAGCTGCATCAGCACCTGAAATAGCACCTTGTAAAGCAGTTAAAATTTTAACTACTTTTCCACCATCAGGGATAGCAACAAAAGTTGATGAAGCTGTAGAAATATCTTCAATCTCAGCAGTTATAAAATAATCGTTAAGTGTTCTCATTTTTTATCCTTTTTATTTGCTTCGTTCCGACTTTAAAATAAATCTTCAAAGACCAAACAAAATTGTTGATTAAATATGATGGGGGATTTCTCCCCCACCACAAATTATTTATTATGAAGTAGTTAAGTCTGTAACTAATCCACTAGCTTTTTCGTTTCTTGACTCAAGAGTGTACTCAGCTACCATAAATCTCTGATCTGCGTCAGCAGTCTGAGCTGGAGTTTGTAGAGCAAAATCTCTCAAGAAAGCAACTGCCCAGTAGTCCATCTCTAATACAAGAGCATCTTGACCTACTTTAGCAGCAGTAGCATTAGCACCTCTGATGAATCTGTTTGGAGCAACTTGTAATGTTCCAAAGTCTGATTCATATACATCGATAGAAGTAACTAATCTTCTGTCTTCTGCTTGGTCAAATCTAGTTGAACCACCAGTAAAGCCAGATAGTTTTTGTTTATTGAAAGCACCAACCATAATCATGTTAGGGTTTCCACCTTCATTGTAACATTTTCTCAATACTTCTTTTAACTGATCTTCAGTAAAAGCTCTTTGAGTACCATCTGTTCTAGCAGCACCATTACCAGCACCTGATCCACCTGCACCAGCAGATACATTGGTTTCAATCCAAGTTTGGACTCCACCAAGTTCTCTAGCAGTAGAACCATCACC